CAAATCTGGGCCTAGATTGGGGTTACAAACCCCGAGTCTGCGTTCATGACTCTTGCTGAATTGTGGGACGCTTACGTTGCCGAGCGTTCCATTTCTTTATGCCCTACCAGCCTTGTCTCTGATTATGGGCAGACTGGCAAGTGGTTAAAGCGTTGCCCAATCCAAGACATCGAACAGGCGCGGCAAATCATGATCTGGGTGCTCGGGCAAAAGCCTGTGCTTTCAGCTCGACGTGTTGCAATGTATCTCAAAAGCATTTTTCGCTGGGCGTCACAAGAGGACATCGCATATCTGCCGCGAAATCCGCTTGCTAGTTTTCGAATGCCCAAAGCACCGCAACGTGATGACGAAATCGTTGTTATTCCACGCAACGAAATTGGATTGGTACTTGCAGCCCTTGCCGCTAAACGGACTTACATCTCTACTGACTGGTCGCTATATACCGAATTTATGATTCAAACCGCGATGCGAACAGGCGAAGTACGCGCACTTACATGGGCCGATATTCAAGAAAACCGCATCTTGGTGCATCGAAACTACACGCTGACGCACGGCCTTAAAGAGAGCACAAAGACCAACAAGAAACGATGGGTGCCACTTAATGCAAAGTGTCAGGCAATCTTGGAGAAACTTCCGCATGACGATCTCTTCTTATTCCCGTGGAATCGATTGGCATTCCAAAGCTATTTCCGCAAAAAGATGGCACCATTGCATCAGGCTGGTTTGATCTCCCATTTGTACAGGCCATATGACTGTCGTCACACTGCTATCAGTCGCTGGATTGAGGCAGGGATTCCCGTACCGCAGGTAGCAGCATGGGCCGGAAACACTAGCGAAGTAATCTTTAAGCACTACTGCAACACAACGCAGAAATATGAAATGCCAGTGCTGTAGAATTCCTTAGAGACATTGTTTTCCCATGACAACTGAATTTAACTGGCACATTGCGCAACTAATCCGCCACACTGCTGACGGAGTGGTCACAACTGCTCATTACACCATTGATGCCAAAGACGCAGTTTATTCTGCGGGTGCCTATGGCAGCGTTGGACTAGAGCAGCCTGACCCTGAGACAATGATTCCTTTTGATTCCCTTAGCGAAGAAATCGTTGTGGAATGGGTGAAGGAAAAGCTTGGTGGCGACGAGAAAGTGGAGGAAATTGAAGCGGCCCTTCAGTCTCAGCTTGATCAAAAGCACGCCCCCACTGAAGCCGCAGGGCTTCCTTGGGCTGGCTAAGCTTTAACTTCCTCTCCATTTTTCAATGGCAGTCAAGAGTAAAGGCGGCGGTGCAGCACTTAAGCGTGAGCACACGCCAGGAGCACCAAAAACCACATCTATCGGGCAGGGGGCGCATTCACGACCTCAACGGCGTGGTAAAAAGAAAACAGTTGGACAAGGGCACGGTTGACAAGCGCACTATGCAGGGCTAGCCTACGGGCTGGCCTTTTTCTTTGCCATGGCTTTCACTGATTCCTATTCCTTTTCCCATCGTTTTTCTTGTGATAAAACAACAAGCGATACTGCTGGTTACCAGGAAATCATTCATCAATGCCAAGAAGTGAATGCCATGTCTTTAACTAGACAGTTCTATCAATTCGCCTTGGGTTGTGGCTATGCGCCTCAAAGCATGGTATGTGCGTTTGAAACAAATAGCGATGGCACATGGGGAAGCCTATTGTATTTATGATAATAAAAAGACAATAGATTAAACGACTATGGCTCAGCGTATTGTCAACAACGAACAGTATGAAGCAGTTTTAATTGGGGGCGACCTTGACGGTAGTCCCTTGGACGTTGAAGGGGAATTAAGCATTGAAAGCCTTCAAGGCTCTTCTGCTTTTACCATCGCTCCTGATGACGGTGCTGATTTAGCAGCAGTCACTGCTGCTTTATACGTTGGTTTCACTGGCAATATAAGCTTAATTTGTTCTGGCGATACCACGCCCGTTACTTTCTTTAATGTGCCTGGTGGTAGCTTTCTTCCCTTGCATGTCAAAAGAGTGAGAAGCACGCTAACCACTGCTTCTGGCATTGTTGGAGTGGTTTAATGATCTTAGCCATTGGCCTTGGTTTAGGAAAGTCCTTAGAAAGAGGAATTTCTCGCCTTTATTTGTTAATGGGAAGCGGCGTGTTCCTAGAATTAGAGAACGGTCAAATGATTGAGCTGGAAAATTAACCATGGGGCAAGTTATTCGTGGTGGCGAGCAGTTTGAAACTCACATAGAAGCTGATCATCGCGGGCAAGTCATTCAAAAAGGCCCAGATAGTGGCATGTTTGATGCCTTTGCACGGCAACGCTTCAGTCAGCCTTTTACTTTATTTGAAAGCATCATGCGCCATGACAAGCGCACTGACATATGGGATGAGCAACTTACTGGCAGCGCTACTGTTAATTTTTTAACAAATGAAAGTTCATTGGAACTAAAAACGACCACGGCCTCTGGAGACACTACGCTTCGTCGTAGTCGTCAATATTTTCCTTATCAATCAGGCAAAAGCCTTCTTATCCTTGCAAGTTTTGTAGGCAGCTCTTTGCAAGAAGGATTGGTTCAGGAAGTAGGATATTTTGATGATAATAATGGTATTTTTGTAAGAGCCAATGGTCTTGTTATTGAGCTAGTCATTCGTAGTTTTGTAAGTGGAGCAGCAGTAGAAACTGTAGTGCCACAAAGCGAATGGAACATTAATTCTTTCCCATCGTTTGATTTTAGTAAAGCCAATATTTTCACCACTGATTTGGAATGGTTAGGCGTTGGCAGAGTGAGGGTTGGTTTTGTCGTGGACGGAGAATTTGTATATTGCCATGAATTTAATCATGCCAATGTTATTAACAGCGTTTATATGACATCGGCTATTTTGCCAGTTTCGTATCGCCTTCATAATTCTTCTGCTATTGATTCTGCTGCCACTCTTAAGCAAGTGTGTTGCACTGTAATTAGTGAGGGAGGTTATCAGCCATCTGGTCCTATTTTTATAGCAGGCAGAGGCGCGTCTAACTTTATAGATATTTCCTCTGAGACAATGGTGGCAGCCATTCGTATGGTCAGCGGTCGCACGGATAATGTGATCGTTCCTAGCCAAGTGGATGTGTGTCTTGGAGGAAAACAAACTACAAATATAGTCGCACAATGGCGCCTTGTTATTAATCCCACCATTACTGGCACTTGGTTGGAGGCAGACAATGGGAGAGGAAATGTGCAGACTATGAGCAGCGGCACCTTCAGCGGAGGCACGGTTATTGGCGCTGGATTGACATCTTCTAGAGGGGCTCTGGAATTCACTCCTGACAGTGGTTTGGCTTTGAGCTTAGGACGCACTATTGATGGTGTTAGTGACATTCTGATGCTGACTGTGCAATGCAGCGCTTCTGAGAAGGCAACTGGCCTTCTGGGCTGGCGAGAGTTGGTATAATTAATGCCTCTGCTGTTGAAACATGGACTTTCCTAAAAAGCACGAACAGCAGCAGCATGATGCCATTGGAGAAGCTTTGCAAGAGCTGATGTGCAATGAAGAATCTTCCGTCAAAGCTTACGACGGCATCGTCAAAGCTATTGACTCGTGGTTAAACTACCATCAAACAGAATTAAAAAAGTGGAAAGAGCTAAAGCTGCTAGTGAACGGCAAGTGAATGATTTATTAAATTCCCCTGAACTTGAGAAACTCAGAAAAGCCTACCGTTCCTTCCAAAAGCAAGAGGAAGCCGAAGATCAAGCTTGGTGGGATAGTGCAGATCACGGTGACAAGACGCGAGCCTTTAGGCAAATTTGCAGGCTTATGTATCAGGCTGAAGTGAAAAACAAGGGCTCTTATCGTTGGGCCATGTATGACGTTTTTGGCTTAGATTATGGCGATGGTTTAAATCACTATATGGAACTGCATAATCTCATCTTTCAAGCGCTTGACGCACGGCAGGTTTTAGAGGACAAGAAGGATGATACGGAAGAATATGATATTTCCAAAGATGCCCCGTGAGAGCCATCCCCGCTGAAAATAAAGCGAGACCTAGGACAACTTCCATGGAAATAATGCTGCTTTCTTAGCTTAACCGTTTAGTTGCCAAGTGATACGAATTTTTCCTCCAAGCGCTTTTACGGCATCGCTAGCTTCTGGAGGTGGTTCATGAATAATCATTACGGAAGGGACAATAGCATCAGGAAGTGCAGTGATGGTAGCTTTAGGAAATAGCGCTTGCGCTTTGATTGCAAGCGCTTCTGCCCGATGATCTCGCTCCTCTTTTTCCCATTGCTCTGCTAATACAACGGCTTGTTCATCTGCGACTTTCATTGTCAAAGCCGTTTTCCATATAGTCCAAAAAGGAAGAGAATGAGCCATAAGAAGCTTGAACCATGGCTGAAGAGCAAGAGGAGGCAATTTAGTTGCAGCCCACATTCCTGCTTCGTAACAAAACGCATTAATAAAAGTTTCTTTTGTCATGGTCTGACGGTCTAGTTCTATTTTGTTCTAAGTCTTGATCAAACTGTAGCGTCTATGGTCTGATAAATAAAGCCCATCCATCTGCAATTCCTTGTACGGACCACCTTGGTAGCCAGTATTGGTTGGCATAATATACGTATTTACCACCCGTCGCTCTTTTATACCCTCCATTCACGATGTCGGCGTTGCCGTTTGGATCCATATGAATAGTTGACGTGGAATTAAAGCCTACTGCTACGCTCCAATGACCACCTCCAGAAGGAGCCTTACAGGAACCCTGATGTAACCATCCAACAGCTAAAGGTCGCCCAGCATTGATTTCTGCTTCTAGCTCTTGCTTAGTGACATTTTGTCGAAAGACAGGCTTCAAACCAAGACTTTGTAAGGTTTTAATTTGTGCGCTGCTGTCAGTAGTATCGCCATAACGAGCGCGAATCTCATTGTACTTATCATCGCTGCTCACTCTTCCATAAAATGCTGCCACCATCGCGCAGGAGCTGCTAAAGCACTCACGCATGCCTTGCCCTGAGGCATTGTCACGCTGACTGAAGTACGGCACTTCCAAGGGGTTAGATGGCTTTGGAGGAGGCCCTGAGCGATATATGGATGCAAATTCCTCTAGTTGTTCTGGTGTTAGTTCCTCTTGCAACCAGTTCCATCCTGCTAATTGATGAGGTTCTTCTTTGTAATATTTCGCTGCAGAGCTGAGCAGAATGGAAGCCATGGGAGAAAGCGGGGCGTATTTGTCCATTAGATGATTTAGTTTAATTGCGTAGGACGGGTCAGTGGCATAACCTTCGCTTTTTAGCATGCGAGCAGCAGCCTTTCTATCAGCAGCATTGTTGACGCCTTTGAGCCCACCCCAGTCCTTATACCATCGACTGACTAAATATTCAATACATGCAGCTCTAGAAGGAAAATTAATAAAGCTGTCATTAATTGTCACCCATTGACCATCGTAAAATTCCTTAGTAGCAACAGTTAAACCTCTTCCTTTTAAGCCAAACAGATTGTTTCTGCCAGACAAGTGCTTGCCAAAGCCGCTTTCACATGCCCATTGTGCTGCTACAAGCGCAGGAAAACGTGCCCCCACGTTTTTTGCATGGGAGCTAATTCCTTGCCATGTATTGGCAATGTCTTCCATTTTATGGCCTTACTTGCCGACTTTAAAAATAGTCTTCAGGCCGTCAATAATCAACTGCAAAACGTTGTTGCTTTTCCAAGGGGAGTAATCAAGCAGTTGGTCAACTGCTGCAACAATGATGCCGCCAACAACAAACCATTCAACGGGTTCCATAAGCGTCTCCAAAGCTTTACTACAAGTTTAGCGTCGAATCTCCAAAGAACGCACACGCAACTCTAATTCTTTCATGTTATTTGTGAGGCCATCAAGCTTGTCAGCAATAGTCTCAACTTGCGAAGTAATTTTTGCCTGCTGGAAGCCAATGCTCATCATCATGCCGCCAGTAGCTAAAAGCATCCCAGCCGTCACGCTGACGGCCAAATCAGCGGCTCGTTCTTGCCAACTTTTCACTGCGATGTAAAGACAAACTTTCACTTATTCTAAACTTATCGCACCCTTGCTTTTGGTCTTTTAAGCTAAGACAAGCCAAGATGTTGGTTTCATGAGGCAAAACAATGGACCTGAAAATCTTCTGTATTCTCTGTCTGTTTTACGCCCTGGGGAAGCCAAGCGCCAATTCCGTAGAAGCATCTTTGAAGACTATCCATTACGAGGCCCCCTAGGACAGTCAGCTTGCGCATATTGCGGAAAATGGCACGAGAAGCTGACTCTGGATCACATTGTTCCTAAAAGTAAGGGCGGGCCGCATTTTGCTAAATTCAATCTTGCCCCTTCCTGCTTAAGGTGTAACGCGAGCAAAAGTAACTTGCCTCTATTTGAATGGTGGCGCCCGCAGGGATTTTGGACTGACAGGCGCGAGGACTTACTGACGAGCTGGGTGCAATCTAATAGTTTGGTTAGTGCCTACACAGAAGTGGGTAGTTGGGAGCAATGGATGGAAGAAACTCAACGCATTGTTCCCATTCATAAGGAAAAAGAGCAAGCGGTTAGATGGCCTCCTTCCTTGAACCTAGGAATGGCTAGTTGACTGGAGGGAACATAGGCTCTGACGGGCCAGTGCGCACATTAGGCAACGGACAGAAGCCGTCAGGGCAACCACTGATCATGTAATCGTCTGGATCGTAATCAGAAGCAATTATATGCTCCATCACCTCTTTAGTAGCTTGCTTAGTGTCGTGAACGGATTGCTCCTTGCTTTCGCAAGTATTAATCAATCTTTCTAAATACCATTGTGCCTTTTTGAGGTCTTCAGAGCCATTTTTCAGCTCATAACGCCACAAATATTTTTGGCAATTACCTTTAAGAAAGCCTTTAAAGGCTTCCTTACTCATTGACGCTTCCATGGCATCAATGCATTCAATGCCGCCAGTCGTGTAATGAGAAGGGTTGATGGGGTCGTGCATGATCAAAATTGATAGTTATTGGAGGCAAGAGCATCAAAAGCCTCGGGGGCAACTGGCAGCCCTAAGTCAAACAATGCTTTGGCGTAGGCAGCAATTTCTCCTTGAGCATCCTTGCCTATTCTGAGACTGATGAAATTAAACAATGCCTGTAAAGAGCAAGTCCAAACGAAAGAAGAATACATGGCGCCAGGAAGAATGGCTCGCGCTTGTTCTTTGCTTACGCCTGCATGCAGAAGTTCTTCGTAAGCTTCTATAGCCACTCTTAACGAGCGTCCGTATTGATAAGCGGCCATTGCCTGGGATGACTCAGGCAACGGTCCTGCAGACGCTTGACGGTTGTTTTCACTTTGTTGGAGAAATGTCTTGGGAAAGTAAAATTCTGCATTCTCTGCTGAACAATAACGAAAGCTTTTTTCGTTCCATCCCAATTGATCATCCACATAAGTAGAGGCAACTGTATGCTTCCACCATTGTCTAGCAACAAACAAAGGAGCTTTTACTTGCCATTTAAAAACAACCCCACGAAATGGACTGGTGTGGTGATGTTTGGCTAAATACGACAAAAGTTTTCCGTCTTTTTTTGACCATTCCTTAGAGTGTCCATCAAAGCTTTGCCGCGCATCGTTCACAATGGACAAACTGTTTCCCATGGAATCAACCAAAGCAAGATAGCTTTGTCCGTCACCAAGAGGATCAATGGAAGGAAAATTAGCCATTAACGGCCTGCAAACACTTGCTCATACTACTAGCACAAGGCAATGGTGGCAAGGCTTTCGGGCTTCCGTACTATCCTTTTCGGCTTTTTCAGCCTTTGTTGAAAGCTAAGTCCTTTTTCATTGCTTTATCATCTAAGGAAGCAGCAAAAAACTATGTCGTTTAACATTCCCGTGCAGATGACTGGCTACGATGGGAAGAAATACATGACTGTTATGGGACCGTTCGAGCATTCAACAGAACGTGAATTTGCCATGATGGTAAACAAACGAGCCATTGACGATTGTCAAAGTGTTGATCAATTACGACCCGTAGCAAAGAATCTTCTTGAAGGTTGGTCGTTAATGAACACTGCCCTTCAACGCATGATGTTAGAAAATATTCAACTACGACAAGCTATTGATCAACGAGATACTGATTTAGCAGCCGCCGAAGAATTAATAGTCGATTCAATGAAAGCTATCGAAGAAATAAAGAAGATTTCATATGAGCAGCAATCAAAGAAAGCCAAGTCAAGTCTTTGGCCATGGAAGACGTAAGAAGAAAGATTGTCCAATTGCTTGAATAGGCAAGATTATATTTCTTGCAATCTCGCTCGTAACCAGAACCAGTGACGTGGCGGCCACGACTATAAACGCCACCTTGGATTTCGATGCCAGTGCAAGACTGGGAATGAGCAAAGTCAAGACGATACCTTTTAGAGCGTTTACTTTTTGAGTAGCGCTCTTGATAATCTTTTTCCCACGCATCAATATCAGAGATTTCTCTTTCAAGAATCAACTGAGGATAGTGCGCTTGCCAAATGCCGAGAAATTGGTCTTCAAGAGCGCTCATAAGCTAAACAGCAGCTAGATGAACTTTAGCGCTTTGATCTTGATAAAGACCAGTGTAAGCATGCTCTACGTCGCTTGAAAGTTTGACAAGCATAACTTGAACGATACCTTCATTTGCATAGATGCGTACTGGAAATGCTGTGGGATTAGCAATATGCATGGTCAAATAACCAGTCCAGCCAGGTTCAATGGGCGTTACGTTGATGATGACGCCACAACGAGCGTAGGTGCTTTTGCCATCGCAAAGACCAATAATATTGGCTGGCATTGAGATGAGTTCCAGACTTACACCAAGCCCAAAACTATGAGGAGGCAATACAAAAAAAGCTCCATGAACGCCAGTAACCAAAGGAGCAAGCGAAGGGCTAAATGTTGCATTCTTGGGGTCGAGGACAGGCTTATTATCCCAACTTCTAAATTGCTTTCCATCAAAAACCATGAAGGAATCAGGGGAAAGCCTAATGTCATAACCTGCTTGGGAAAGGCCGTAGGAAATAGCTTTTGTTCCATCGTCAAGCGTACGAAGCTTTTCTCCCACATAAGGCATGAATAAATCATCTTCAGCAAGCTTGCTGATTTCTTTGTCGTTGAGCAACATGGTTTTAGAAAAAAAGAAAGGCGCCGAAGCGCCCGTGATCAAGGTTTAGAAAAGATCGTCAGACGATGCAGTTTCGTTTTGCCAGACACTGGCATAGCCTTTCGGTCCTCCCGTGTCGCCTTTTATCTTGATACTACCCGTGAAGTTAGGGGCGCGATCAGAAGACCGCTTCTCGTTAGGCCAAACAGCCATATCAAGACTGTAGTTTCCGCGCTCATTGGGACCAGCTTTTTTGATTGCATTAAGCAAATCAGGAGTGAGGTCAATACCGGCGGTAATGGGGGGCCTGTTGGCCATGGTGTTTCTCCGTAGGAGGGATAGATGCCCTTGTTTAGGGCTCGCTTATATTACCCTTTATCGGCTGTAAGTGCAAACGCTTTCCCGCCTGGATACCACTGTGTGAAATATCGTTGCACAGTGTCTTCCATGATGCGCTGCTGGCTAAAAAGCTCAAAATCATTAAGGTGCAAGAGCTGTAGAGAGGGTTCCACCTCCTTCTTTTCCGGGTCGTAGCAAGCAATCACGCACCAAGCTTCGTCAATGCTTTGCCCATACATTTGTTCTGCAGCCATGGAATAAGCTCCCAATTGTCGCTTGTAGTCAGCCAGTTGATAATCGGGCTTTTCTTTGTACGAAGTTTTCCAATCGAGCAGCGCAACTTTTCCATCAGTCATTTGCGCCACCATATCTAAGGTGCCGCTGAAACCTTGCCCTTGCTCTTCGCTGAACCAGGCCACGGCACTTTCTACTAGCAAGGGTTCTTGAATGCCTTGCAGGAATGGCTCAACAGCTTGGTAATAAGGAAGCCAGTCACCTGCTTTTTCGAGATGATGCTCAATATCTTCCCCATTGAACCAATCTTCAATGACGCCATGCATCCATGTGCCACGGCTTGCAGCCAAGCGTGTGCGACGATTTGCTTCATCATTGCCAACGCGCTTGCGCCAGTTCAATAAAGCCATGATCTTTCCTACTGGCGCCATGGACGACAACACTGTCGTGACGGATGGCAGCAACATGCCGTCTGGCACGTTAGGAAACCCTACGCATTGATAGTGCCTTTTCTTGTTCAAGCTGATGCGATTAGGTTCGTAGCGCTCAAAAGAAGGCATGGCCTGCATAAAGTCGTAACAGGCCATTATTGCTCTTATCTCCTAGGAATGCAATAGTCTCCTGAACGGTAATAGCCTGAAGGGCAAGAAATGCCTTGCCTTGTAACGGGTTGGTTACAAGCCATAGCTGCAGGTGATAAAAAGACAATAGTCAATAACAAAAAGGCTTTCATAATTCTGAAGAAAGATCGTAGGAATCGATAATCTTGTGAGTGTCACGGTCCCAGCAAGTGTGACAATCTGGACATTGGTAGGCAATAGTGCGATCCTGACGCCGTGAGCTAATGGCAATCACACGGCCAAAGAACTTGCTCTCTCCAAATAGATACTGGCTTTTTTCGGGAATGGGCTCACCTTGCCAGGAAGAACCACAAACAGGGCAATGGGAAATATCAATAAAAGAAGCCATCAGGACTCGGTTGTAATGGGATTGTTGTCATCATCCACTGCGAGGGCGCCCGCAAAAACTCTTGCAAACGCCGCTGCAGCAAGATCTACTTTTTTCCCTCTACAAACACTTGTACTCCCTTAATAGCATCTTCAACAGAACCCTCAACACAAATAGCACGTAAAGTGTCAATTTCTTTTCCCATCGTTGTCTTTGCTATTTTGATGCCTTTTTCTTTTGTCCATGAAGTGACCATGGTGGTAACTACATTGGCAAACATGGCTCTGTCTTTAATGTCGTCGCCTTTAGCAAGACCAAGAGCCTCTAAAGCAGTCTTGCCAGCCATCAGACTGTGGCGCTCTTCTACAAAACCAAGCGGATTGGCCTTGCAAAAGCCAAGAAGAGCTGCTTTGCCGTCGAACTCACTGACTTCAGAAGTGCCACCAGTATCCGCCTGAGGAGAAGGTGCAACCGTCTTGGCCGCACCAGCAGGCTTCGGGCTGGTCTGTTGCAGAGGAGTCTGTGGCGCTTTTGTCTCGTCATCGCCTTTGGGAATGTCTTCGCCAGAGTACAGCTTTAAGCCAAGACCAGTGAACGTGGCGATGCATTTAACAGAAGCTCGTTGAATGTTGTCGCTGACTTGACGGGCATCAAGATCCTTTACAGCATGGTGCTTGTTATCCATGATGGGAAACACAAGCGCAGGAGTGCGACTGGAACCATCTGTCAGGTAGGGACGTAGTAGCCAGCAGCCTTCTTGACCAAAAACAGGCCAGCCCATGGTCTTTTCCTCAAACGAAACAAATAACGTAGGAAAATGCTCCTTGAGGTAGCGGAAAGCAAAAGGCCATGATAAATAAGAAAGCCCCTTGTAATTTTTTTCGACGTGTTCGCCAATAGCAAGAGTGTAGGCAGCAGTAAAAGATTCGGAACTAATCTCTAAAGGCTGGAATCGTCCTAGAAGGCGGTCGGTGGTCATAGCTTGAGCGATGGCGTCCATTTGTTCAAAATCAGTGGAGTTATGAAGTGTAAGAGAAGAAGAAGAAGAAGAAGTCATTCTTCTGCGGAGGAATCAACAAGTTTGTAATGATTGTCGTAAAAGATGACAACCTTTTGAGGCTTTTTGCCTTCGTAAGCGGCAAGGCTTTTGCCAGGAAGGGGCCAATCGTCTACTAAACGCACATCACTAACACCTTCTGTTTCATCTTCGCTGTAGCCTTCCCTCATTGCATTTTCTTCGTAAGAAAGAAGAACAGGCGCTTCAGGACCGCTTTCAACAAGAGCTTTATTCAAAAGCTCAATAAGCTGGGCAATGTTCATGATTGAAGAGAGAGTGAATGATCGCGCATGGACGGCCATGCTTCGTCTGACAAGGTGAAACCTCCTTCCCACGAAGATGTAGAGCGAATAAGACGCTCTATAGTCTCCGAACGAGATTGGCTGGCTTCTTTAGCAATAGCAGTCAAATGGTCATAAGCTTGGTCAGACAAGGTGAAATGACGGCGGCGCTTGCCGCCTTCGTAAGAACTTTTGGACATGGCCTCCTTAACGGCTTTCACACATTAAGTCCATCATGCTCCTTGGCAAGCTTTTGGGCCATAAGCATACCTAATGATTAAAACGTGCCTTATTCCCTTGCGACCATTGATTTGAGGTGTCATGATGAGGAGCGCTTATCCTCTCAGCTCTGAATGGCTTTCAACATCCTTGACCACCTTGAGCAGTTAGAAGACAGCAATGAAAAAGGCAAGTACTTATGTCCGGCGTGTGGCGGCAATGACTTCACTGTCAATAAAAATACCGGCGGATACAACTGCTGGCACGACCCTTCTCCTGCTCATCGAGCTGAAATCAGGGATGCTTTAGCTCCGTTGGTTCGATGGGAAAAGCCTTATAGGGCACCTGGCCATTACGACTTTTCTTATAGGGACACGAGCGGCACAGAGGTGGTGGTGGTTCACCGTGATGACACCAGTGGTTCCAAGCGCATTTGGCAGGATTTTCCTACTGTTGAAAAAACCCCAAACGGGCAGAAAGCACAACTTCAAGAAGCAAAAGCCAAAATCCTTCCCTATCGGTATCACGACGCCATAGAAAAAAGCGAAACTACTGGCTTGCCTATTTTTATCGTCGAGGGAGAGCTTACTTGCGAAAGCATGTGGGATATTGATCTTCCTTGCGTAACTTTCCTAGGAGGTAGCAAGCAATATCGCACTAACGGCGATTATTCCAACTTGTTCAAGACCAGACAAGTAGTACTTGCTCCTGATCGCGACGAACAAGGAGTGGCTTTCCTATCAGAAGTGGAGAATGATAATCCTGGTGCTCAGTGGCTGTATGCAGATCCTCTTTCGTGGGAATGGAACAATCTTCCTGCAGGAAATGGCTATGACATTGGTGACTACATAGAAGAAGGCGCTACAAGGGAAGACATTCTTACCTCCATTGTTTCCAAGAATCGCCACAAGAATACTGATGGCAAGCCTTCCTACGAAGAAATTATCGCTGTCTTTGAAAATTATGTAGGGCTATATGCCAATGATGCTCGCATTTATTACGAAGCTAGTTACTGGCTAGAGCAGCATGGCTTGAAGATGAGCCAATCAAATGTCGAGAAGATCATTGATGAAGCCAAAGGACGAGTGCATGGCAAGGAAGAAATTGAAACCGTTGATGCTCTTGACATCGTCAATGCTGATAAAGCTCGTGAATGGTTGATTGCTGGCATTGTCCCTTTAGGAAGTGTGATGCTTTTAGCTGCAGCGGGCGGCACGGGTAAAGCGGAGCCTCTTTGGGCGAAGGTTTTGACACCTGCTGGCTGGACGACCATGGGAGAGCTTCGCGTTGGCGACAAAGTGATCGCAGGCGACGGTTCAGTCACTGAAGTCACAGGCGTATTCCCGCAAGGCATTAAGCCAATTTTCAAGGTAGAGATGAGCGATGGTGCCACCACTCACTGCTGCGACGAGCACCTTTGGCTCACAAAGACCCAGGGAGAACGCGATCGCAACAAAGAGTGGAAAGTTCGATCCTTAAGCGAAATTCGACAGACTCTGCATCTCGTCAAAAATCAGGGTCGCAAGGACAGAAATCACTCTATTCCCATGGTTGGACCCGTTCAGTTTGAAGAACAAAATCTTCCCATTGACCCTTATGTTCTTGGAGTGTTACTGGGGGATGGATGCGTTGCTGGTAATTTTAACATTACCGTTTCCGATGATGAAATTGCCGATAAATTTTGGAGTCGACTGAAGGAACGGCACTCGCTATCTTTAAAAGAAGATCGAGACAAGTGCAAAACCTACGCAATTATCGAGAATGGATCACGTAATGGAATGCGTGACACTCTTAGGAATTTAGGGCTCTGGGGTTGTTGCTCTTGGCAAAAGTTTGTACCCGCAAATTATCTTTATGCGTCGGTGCAGCAGCGCCTTGATCTTTTGCATGGGCTTATGGACACTGATGGCACGACTGGAGGCA